GCGTGAAGTTGTTGAAGCAAAAGGTCGTGCAGTCTATGGTCCGTTCACCAGTAAGAAAGGGATTATTAAAAATGCATACATAAGGGTGAAGTGATGGCAGACGACATGTTTAAAAAAGAAATCAAGTCATTTATGGGTGATATACAGATGACGCAGGAAAAATGGGATGCTATCTTTAGAAATAAAGAAGAGAGTGACCATGATGTTAAACAGGGTGAAACATTTGAGAGATGGTGGGAAGAGAATGTTCTTGGTCCCGTTATTCTTGAGCATCATAAACCATTAAAAGCACAAACTCCATTACAGAATGATTGAGTTCACAAGGAAGGGAAGGAAGATAGAATATTATTTGAAGGATGAAAGTCCTCATCCGTCTGTACCGTGGAGAGAATTGGAAGAAGATGGATGGTGTTCGAGTGACGATGGTTATGTTATCTTTGGCAGAGTAAAACATATCACCGAGATCAGAGGAAAAGGATTTAGGGTGCGGAAGAGAGTTCGGTTTGATTATGGTGTCAGATATACACATGGAACAAGTCAATATGTATTCTTAGAGGCGTTGGCTAACAAGAGTGGAAGATACTCGACCAAGGATAGAATTGATTCAGCTATTACAGGAGAACCTGGTCTTATTGATGTCTTCGCTAAGATGGTAATATCCGGAAGACTTCCATTAACTAATCGGTATCGTTACACAAGGAAAGAATATGAAGTATTCTATGCTATGTCGAAATACTTCTTCAATAGTGATAACCAATGGAGAGCAGTACGTACAATATTCAATCATGATAGGACAAGGGTTATGATACAGAAAAGAATTGATGAGAATCTTATTAGACGCGGTATTGATGTTGATAAGGTATTCGACCTTCTGCAAACATCGGAAGAGATGGGAAGGACTCACGTTGATAAGATGGGGAACGTGGGAAATCCTAATGTGCTTCTATCCGTTGCAGATAAATATGCAGGCTTGATCGGTATGAATGGAAAGAAACAAATTGGTGATGGTAATGAGCATGGTGGTAAACCTGAGGAACTTCTCGGTGCAGAACGTACGTACGATATGATAAATAATTCTAAGATATCAGAAGCAATTATTGTTGAGGAAGAAAAAGTAGTATGAGCGACAAACGACAGGAAGCAATAAATAAGTTACGCACAGACCTTCTTCTCTTAGGAAAGGTAATAGCTCCTGCTACCTTCAACCTTCCTTCACCTCCTGTACATCATAAGATTGTAAAGTATCTTCTCGATAAGTCTTTGAAGTTCCTTGATATCATAGCGCCTCGCGGTATCGCAAAGACTACCATTGTGATGCTGTTAATCATCCATCATTTATTTCTTGATGAGGAACCGGGACGTAAGTTTGTAGTGATCATTTCAAAGACACAAGCTCATGCTAAATCTATTCTCTCTACGATAAAAGAGATCCTTGCGTATAGTGCAGGGTTCAAACAGTTGTTCGGTTATCATGGCGAACACGTAGCGAAGATATGGAGAGATGATGCTATTGTCTTATCGAATGGTAATGGTATCACAACCAGAGGAACAGGACAACCGATGCGTGGTATCAATCTTAACTCTCAACGACCTACCTTGATCGTTGTTGATGATCCGGAAGATGAGAATAATACAAAAACTAAAGAAGCAATGGATAGTAATTTGATGTTCATCTTGCAGAGTGTGACTCCTTCTGTTGATGCTAAACGCGGAAGAGTAATTGTCATTGGCACACCTTTGCACGAACTTTGTATTGTGCAGCGATTAAGTACGATGAGTAGTTGGACTCATGTGTTCTTTCAGAACTGTATTGAGAAAGGTATCGCGTTGTGGGAAGAAAGTCGTTCGCTTAGTTGGCTCAGGGCAAAGAGAGATGAACTATCTGATCATGGTCTTGTGAGAAGCTACTACCAGGAATACGAATGTGAATTGATTGCTGGTGTGGATTCTATGTTCAAGAGTGAATACATAGAATTCTATGATGAGGAATCCAAGCTTACGTGGAATGATAATGACTGTTTCCTTGAATTTAAGAATGGTATGCAGATACCGGTGAATGTATATATGGGTGTCGATCCTGCTTCATCCATTCAGCAGAGTGCTGACTATAGTACCATAGTACCGATAGCAGTAGATAGTAAAATGAATATCTATGTGCTTCCATACTTAAGAAAAAGATTGCAACCAATGGACCTTGCAGACTCCATAGAGAATTATTATCTGCAATACAAACCTAATTTAACGACCATTGAGTCCGTTGGTTATCAAGAGATGTTGCGTCAATACATGAGAACTCGTATATTTATACCGGGACTTGAGATAAAAGAGAACCCAAGACAAAGTAAGTCCTCAAGATTGGAAATGTTACAGCCGTTCTTTGCACAACATAAAGTATTTCTCAAACGTAGTATGAAGGAACTTGTCGATGAACTTGTTATGTTCCCGAAATCAAAACACGATGACTTGCTCGATGGACTCTACTACGCAGTTAAACGATGTCGTGGTGCCGTACACAGTCTTCCTGCAGGAGAGAGAAAACCGTTACCCGAACATCTACAGGTCCTTGTCGAGTATATGGAACGGGAAGAGGAAGATACTATACCACAATTTTATGATCCATTTGAAGACTAAAGGAAAATAATTATGGCTACTGATTCGATTACCTATGACATCTTTGAGCAGAAAAGAGTTGAACAGGGTATTGTTACCGTTCCTCAAACTATGCCGGTAGATGAAGCAACTCTCTCGTATCAATTATGGCAACAGTATTGGAGTCATAGTCACGTATGGAGAAATCAGATGGTGGAAGATTGGGACTTCTTCCTTGGCGCTCAAGACTCTCTCAAGCAAACAGAGAATGCAAAGAAGAAACGTCAGAAGACCTTCAACGCAGATGTTATCCATCAGGCAGTTGAACAAGCTATAGCACTTCTCACTTCTAATCGTCCACGGTTTACAGCGACAGGTACAGAAGACTCCGATGTTAAGATTGCAAATATCTACGCATATCTCATTCAGCATGTATGGAAAGAATCTCATGGCGACACAAAGATAAAACAAACTATCAGAGATTACTATGTTGGAAGTATGGGATGGATGTGGTGCTATTGGAATCCAATGGCTTGCTATGGTAAAGGTGAATTCCAGATAGACAGTATCGATCCACGCAGAGTGTATGTCGATCCGGGAAGCAGGGACTTCTTCTTCAAAGATGCTGCACATATCATTGTTGAAACATACTTAACAGCAGAAGCAATGCAGAAGCTGTATAATCTTACTCCACAGGAACTCGGAGAATTTGAGAAGCAACCAGAGATAAATATCTCATCCACACGTTCCTCTGAAATAGATTCAGGTAGTAGCTCCTTCGTTCCTAACTATCGTGTTGATACATTCCAACGTCTTGATCGTTTCTCAAGAGTGAAACAAAAAGTATATCGTCTCGAAAAAGAAGATGAACGATACGAACGGATCATTGATATTGAATATGCAATGGAGATGTTCAAGAATACAACATGTATCGCTTCACGCAGAGGACAGGTTACAACTTACTTTGTATCTCCACGTAATGTATCATCAGTGATGAAACTCTATCAGCAATACGGTGAAGTGTTCCACGAAGTAGTTGATGCTCAGGGACAGCAATCGTTGATGCAGGGTGTTGAAGGACAGGTAGATTATCCAGAGGGTGTACAACCTATCCCCGGATCAACTACTTCTCTTATGCTATTACCTTTATTGGAACTCATTAAGACTGGTGTTGTTAAAGCGGAGACCATCTATGCAGACAGAATCAAACAGACCGCAACAATCAACCGTAAGATATTATTTGAGAAGGTTCTTCCTACAGAGCATTACCCGATTGTACCTCTCATTAATAACTTTGATCGCACTCCTTATCCTGTTGGTGATGTACGGCGCGTCAAGCGTTCGCAAGAATTTATCAACAGTATTAGACAAATTGTTGTTACACATGCAGGGAAAGTTGCCAACGTAAAGATTGGATATCCTATCGGCAGATACGATGAGGCTAAACTCAATACCGATTGGGCTGATCCTTTAAAGACGTTTATTGGATATGATGCAGAGCTTTCATCTTCGGGGTTGCAGGTATTAGCGCCTCCACCTCTGTCCAATTTCATTTTTACGTTAGAGATGCAGGAACGGAAGAACATTGAAGAACGCTTGGGTATCTTTGCTATGATGCAGGGCAGTCCTAATGATGCTCCCAATACATACAAAGGTACAGTTGCATTGGATGAATATGGACAGCGACGCATACGCTCGAAAAAGGACGACATAGAAGAATTCTTAAATCAACTTGGAAGAGTCTTTGTCTCGCTGGTTCCATATTTTTATAATGATACAAGAGTGATGAATGTAGTATCTCCGAATGATAAACCAATCACTGTTACACTCTCGAACAATTCTAAGTTCACAGATATTTATAATGACAATGAATTTAGAATTCAGGATATTACGGTAGGTAAGTTTGATTTGCAAGTTGTCAGCGGTTCAACCCTGCCGTCTAACAGATGGGCGCTTGCAGAGATGTATGCAGAGTGGTATAAGATAGGTCTTGTCGATCAGCAGGCCGTTTTGAAGAAAGCTGAATTCCCGGACAGCGAAGAGATCATTGAACGTATGGATCAGATAAAGAATCTTACGCAACAACTGATGCAGGCGCAGGAACAGATCAAAGGATTGCAGGGAGATATGCAGACGCGTGAACGTGAGATATTCCATACCAAACAGGAAGCTGAAATTACAAAGATGAAATCTAATATCAAGATTGAAGAAGGTAAAGCTATAGCCGCTCGGATGATCTATGAGAACTCACTTAAAATATTGAAAGGGAACAACAATGGATAGAATGGAACCGAGAGGTCTGATACAGAGTACAGAAAATCCTAATCAAGGATATTCTATGATGGAACAGAATCCGGGATATGATACAACTCCAGAAGCACGTATCGCTATGGCTCCATCGTTTGGTGAAGCGTTTCGTATCGCAAGACGTACCATGGGTAAAGGTGGTGTATTTGAATGGAAGGGAAAGAAATATACTACAGAACTTGCAGAAGAAAAAGAAGTGAAACTACACAAGGAGGTTGCTACTACATTGGTGAAAGAGAAAATACAAAACCAAGGAATTGTGCATGAACAACGTAAGGGAGAGTTTGATATATTCCAGACGTTTGGAATGAGTCCAAATTTACGTGAAGGTAATCTTGAACCAAGCGCGGCTGTTCAGGTCAATTCTCAATATGAACCAAGTGTTGCACAAAGCAATGATGCAGGAAGTAAACTTCTGAATATGTTAAGAGGTGGATTTATGAGTGCGTTTGGAGTTGCACAACCAGAGGTAGCAGCTATGCCCCAACTTAGCCAAGGAGCAAGATTTTTCCAAGGTGAGGGTGGTGTTGGTGCTGAGAGTATGGGTTCATCTTTTCCTAATTATACGAGATCGGCTACAAGAGTTGTTAGATAAACATTTGACAATGCAATACCAATTCATTATTTTTACAACATAAACAGTATTTGGAACTCTGAATAACGTAGCCCAAGCCGTTGCATCAGATGTCCCCGCTAAAGCATCGTTACCACCATTTTTAACGTAGTAAGTCGTTGCAAACAGTTGTCCGACAAATAAAAATATTAAGAATAATTTTTTCATAAATTATCTGGTTGCAGTAAATGTTTTAGATTGGAAGAAGTAATCAACCAACATTGTTCTTGCGGTTGCCAAAGATTTCTTGTAAATACGAATTACATTTCCCAATGCTCTTAGTGTTCCGTTTGGAACAGCAGAAGAATTTACAGAACCTACCTGAGTTCCGTTAATCCAGAATGTTGCAGTATAAGCATTGACACTAATACCAAGTTTGTAATTTGTATTAGCCGCAACAGTAACGCCTGTTACATTTGTAGTATCAATCGTTGCGTTTGAACGTAAGATAATTCTCCAATCAGCGTGTGTTGAATCGTATCTAAAAAACGCACCGTCTGTTGGTTCGGAGGCATCTTGTTTATCTAAGAACCCTGCATCAATACAAAAACTTTCACCAGCACCACCCGTTGTTGATAATACGGGTATTCTTACTCTTGTCTCAAAATAGATTTCACCATTGCCAAATACAACACCGTCTGGTGTTGTATTTGCGTTTGCGTATCCAGTGTTTGTTGTTCCAGTGGTTGCAGTAATAGTTCCAAACCAAGTCGAATCTGGTGGTGCTGTATTTTTATTTATTGCCGCACCTGTTCCGCTAACTGATTGTTGAAATATAAAACTCCCAGAAGTTGTTGGTAGTCCACCCGCAAAATCATCAAACAGTTCTACATACTTTGAATAATTATGCCTTACATAAGTATGCGACATTGTATCAAGTATTGCCTGTTTCGTCATTGCACCGCCTGATGCAGAAGTGTCCATTGTGTAAACTGAACCCAATGAATCAGGGGTTATCCAAACCGCAACCTTACCAGCGATACCATTTGTAGGGATTAAATTAGCAGCAAGTGAATCAGAAATATCCTGTGTCGTTGCCCCGCCTGCCGCAAGGGATGATGCAGCAATCTTCTTGAAATCCTTCGTAACCTTTTGCACAGTTCCATCACCAAGAGTAGAATCTCTTAATGGATTATCTAAAGCCTTTAACCAATCCTGAGAGAAAGATACTGTAGTACATAATACTAAGATGAATAATAGTTTTTTCATATTATCTTCCTTTCCCAGTAAAGATCACTACAGTAGAAGATGCATCTAAAGAGTTCTTAATAACCCGTATTGCGTATGGGTTAGAATCAGCTATAGCATATTCTACACTTGTTGTGGTTGCTATAATTCCTTCAATAGCTGTAGCACTTGATAACGTACTTAAGTTAACTACTGCTTGCTTAGTCCACTTTGCACCGTTCCAACTCTTCGTCCATACGGTTAAGCTATCAGTATCAGTAGAATAAACAGTAAGTGTATATGATCCATATTGATTAGTCGGACCATACCGAACATCTGCTGTATCGGTAACATCAACAAGTGTTGCAGCATAATACTTAAGACCAGATAACGTAACATCAATGTTAGTCTGTGAGAATCCTATCGAACAGAATAACAGAAGTGAACCGAATAGTTTGTACATTGTATTCCCTTTCTATTTTAAT